AATCTTAGCATTTTATTTGTGCCAGAATAATTGTCATTTTCAATACTTGACTGAAAACTACTTTGTTGTAATAAAGTAGATGTCAAATAATAAATATTAATAGTTACAGTTGAATCTAAATAGGTATTAGGTTGAACCATAAAAAACTTTCTGTCTGAAAAAAAGAATCTTAAACCAAGAGGCACCATGATTCTTTTTAAGACATCATAACACTTCATGTAAGTGTAATTACCTTTATTGTCAATAGTATAAAATACTTTATGATTAACTCTCATTCTAAGCAATGGATCTATTGTCGTTGCATAAGTCCAGCTATCTTCATGCCATTGGAATGCACTTGCTAATACTCCTACATTAGTACCATATATTGATTGAACGTATGTAAGTTTTTGTAAGCAATTATTAACATGATTTATGATAGTATCATCCCCTTGATAAATATCACTACCTTCTGGCTTATAATCAATACCTTTTAACCATCCTATCCCATCAATAGCATTTATAGTATAATTATATCCCATCTCTAATGGTATGTCATCAAATTCTATTAAGTCAGCAAGAATATATCCATACCAATAAAAATTAGCTGCGTTAGATGTGTCGTATGCTGTAAGCTGTATTGTAAACCTTCCTTCTGGTGCCGTTAAAAAATCAGTTAATAATTGTTGTTTTTGTTCTGTATCAATAATAATACTAAACTTAAAATTACTACCAATAATAGGTGCATATCTTTCCAAGCCATTTTCAACATCTGCCTGCCATTCTATCTGACCACTTGTAACATCTACATCATAAGTCATACCAGAGAATTGCGTATCATCAATTACAAGGTAATATTTACGACCTTTTTCTGAATAAAATGTAGATGTGTACCTTGCTGCCATTATCTTATTCTTGTATTAATATTTTTTGCTTTCTCCATAATGACAAGTAAATCACTTCCTGCTACTCTGGTAGTTAATATATAAGGTGAACCTCCACCATCTAACATTCCTTTTAACTTTGATAAAGGAGCAATTACCTCCGGATCAACTCTTGCGTTTCGATTATCTCCTACCATTGCCATTGTTGGTGCATAGGCAAGACCGCCTTGTGCAAGAGCTGGTATTTTACTTTTTACTAATTTTGATAAAGCAACAAGAGCAACACCACCAGCAATAGCAAGCGCAGGATTAATAGGAGGCTTTAAAGCTAATTTTATACCTGCAGCAGTAACACCTGTTTGAATAGCTAATTTACCAAATGAAGCCAATGCATCAGCTAAAGGAGTAATTAATGCACTTATACTAAATCCAGCTCCACTTAAAGCAGAGCCTAATTGTTCACCAAATCCAACAACTAAATCATTTAAAGTACTATCAACTATTGTTTTAAGTCCTTCGTTTAATCTATCAAAGGCATCTTTTAAACCATTAACCTTTTCTTCTAATGCAAATGCAGCCGCATCAGCATCTGTAAAAGGTTTAGCCATGTCTGGAGGATTTTGTTTTAATTTTTCTCCTAATGCCAAAACATCGGCAGCAGCATTTTTCATGGTAACTAAAGCACCATTAGAAAATCCTAATTGTTGTTGTATTTTAGGCGCAACTTCTGTTAATACTGCCCTATCTAATTCTTCTTTAGCTTTTGCAATTTCTCCCAATGTTTTATATTGGTCAAATTCAAATAACTTTTTATCTATTTTATCTGTGCCACCAGGTGTTAATCCTGTTGGAGTTTTAGTTTTACCTATAATAGTTTCTTCAGTGCTACCCGTTTTTGGTTTAGCTAAAAATAAACCTTTTAATTTACCAGATAAACTATCAACTGTTTCTCCTATACTTTTAAATTCTTTTTGTACTACTTTTTGTTCTGCTGTATAAGAGGTAAGTCCACTAACATCAAATAATTTTATACCAAACGACTTTTGTAGTTTATCAATAGCCATCATAAAATCAGCTACTCCCTTGTTTGCACTGTTTTTAATGTTTATCCAAATGTTTGTAAACCTACTGGCAAATGCTTCCCAGTTATCATAAACATATAAAGCAACTGCACCGATTGCAGCAATGGCTAAAGTAATGCCAAGAATAGCAGGATTAGCAAGAATAGTTGTAAATGCTTTAATTACAGCATCCTTAAGTTTCCCAAAATTTTCAATAATCATTTTTGTAGTACCTGCTAATGCACCAAAAGTAGTAATCATTTTACCTACTATAAAAATTGCAGGACCAATAGCTGCTACAATTAAACCAGTATAAACAATAAAGCCTTGTGTCTCTGGATTTAATTTTTTAAAGCCTTGTACTAAATAATTTATTTTATCAGATAATGCTATAAATATTCCTTCTACATTTAAACTTGTATTTATTACTTTACCAAGTTCTGCAAGAGATGCTGTAATATTATCTGTTAAATTATCAAAACTATTACCTAAACCTCCCTGCGCTCTTTCTAAAGTAGCTAATGCCTCAACTGTTTTTTTAGAAAAATCTGTAGCAGATATACCTGTTGCATTTATTCCTTCTGCCGTAGATGCGCCAAATGTTTTTTGTAATAATGTACTAAAACCTGGTAATCTTTCAGCTATTTGATTTATAGATTCTTGTGTTATCTTACCAGTAGATTCTATTTTAGAAAAAGCAAATATTAACTCGTCAAAAACTACTGCTCCTTTACCTGCTCTTGCAGTTGCATTTCCAAATTGTTTTATAGTTTCACGAGCTGCATCTGCACTTAAACCAACTGCTTGTAAAGTAGATGATGCTTGTACAACTTGCGGCAAAGCAAGTCCAGGATTTTCAGCTGTTTTTCTTAATTTTTGTAATTCTACTTCAGCCGCTTTACTACTGCCCATAATAGCAGTTAATCCTAATTCAAGCCTTTCCATGTCGGCAAAGGATTTAAGAGCAGCTCCACCAAGTCCTATAATAGGTAAAGTAAGCGACTGCGTTAATGTAGTACCTACATTTTGCATCTTACCGCCAAACCTTGACATACTACGCTCTACCTTTCCAAGTTCTTTTTCAAGGTTAGATACATCAATGCCAAGTTTTAAATTTAGTTTACCTAATGCCATTATGCTTCTTTATCCCATTTGTTAAATATTGACTTGTCGCTATTTGTCAAACTTCTATTAGTTTCTTTCTTTATCGGATTCTCCCATGGAAATTCGATTAAATCTTTTGGCTTTAAACTCTTACCTTTTGCTGTGTGGACATTTAGTAATAGTGTTGTTTGCCATCTTATTCGTTCCCATTCTGTTTGCTCCTGTTGTTCAAATTGATTATTATAACCTTGCATGGCTATAACAACTTCCTTTAAACTCATTTCATAGTATTGCGAAGGAGGAAATCTTAAAACTCCGAAACAAAAGCGCTCGATGTATTCAAGAGTGAGCTCTCCTCCTTCGCCACTACGTTTTTTTGGCTCTCATCTTCTGGTGGTGAAATCTCATTTGAAATCATTTCCATTATGCGAGCTATTCCTCCCATGTCTGTATCTACCAAGTCGCAGAATGATTGTAAAGTGTAAGGGCATTTCTCCCCTTTTGCTTTGTAACCATGCTCAACACCGGTAAAGGCAAGTTCAAGGGCTAATAAAAGATCTTCTCCAAGTAGAGAGAGGTCGCTAAGTTTTAACTTCCTCTCTCTTAAAAATGTACCTAACACGAACATTCCAAATTTAATCGGAATAGTCGTGTTGGCAATTACTATTGTTTTCATGTTAGGTAATTTTTATTAAGCCTTTGTTGTTTTTACAATCGCACCAGTTACCTCAAAGGATGCTGAATAGCTTGTATTCTCTTCCACACCAGCGTTTAAGTCTAATGATGTACAGATAGCACTCATAGTAAAGACATTGTCACCTTGCACGTCTGTGGTAAATTTGATAGTCAATGCAGTACCAGATATTAAATCGGTAAAGAGATCATCAAATAAGTAGTTGGTAGAAGAATCGCCAGGGCCTGCATACAATGCCTCTGTGGACAGTGTGCCAGATAGCTGACCTTTCTTTACCTCTCTCCATCCTCCAGCTGCTGAATCCTTTGTCAAGATTTCACGCATGGCTGCGGAGATGTTCATTTGGCAGGATGTTGCGTAACCGATAGCAGTGCTATCCTTGTATAATCGCATCAACGTACCATTAATTATGCCAGTAGTTGCCATGTTTATTTATTTTTTGGTTTATTAATTTTCTCTTCTTGTTCTTCGTCATTGAAATATGACATAGGCACTGGAATAGGTATGTAGATTGGATCTTGCTGAACCTCCTGCTTTTCCGGCATTTGTTCAACGACAAAAGATTCATCAAGTAATTCTGCAATGCCATCCTTTATCATTTGCTCACCATATTCAGATAAAAATACACCTACTTTACCAGGTGCCTTCCCATTCCATTCTTTTAATAGTCTTAATTTCATCGTTTCATTTTTGCCATAAAATCAATGCTCATCCAATATACAGATAATTCAGCGTTAAACACTTGTGAATCACTTGACATATATTTAATAGTCTGGACATCTATACCTTCTGCTGTGCCTGTAAACCTGTCTAATCTATTTCTAATAAGATTAGCTAAATCTTGTGTATCATCGTAACTCTGCGTATATACATCTATTTGTAATGTTATCTCTTCCAAGTTACTTTGTCCATCTTTAAAATCAACCGGTAAGCTATTTACAATAGTATATACTACAAATGGATATTGCACATTTTGAGGAGTTATATCCGGATATATCTTTGTTCCAACATAAGCCGTTATTGATCCATCGGTGGATAACCTACTATATATTAATTTACCTATCATGATACTTGCCAGAATTTTTTAGGTCTCTCTTGCATGATAAAAATACATTCATCACGCATCTGTTTAATTACTTTCTCCCTACTCAAATTCCTTGCCTTCACTACTATTTTGTTATACCATGCCCTTGTACTTCCGTAAACCATGTGAGCATAAAATCCATTTGTTCCTTCACTGCTATTAATACCTCTGTTCATTGTATTTCTTTTATACAATGGCCCAATAGCACCAACGGCTCTTTTGTACGATACAAGATTTTTAGATAAGTCAATAATTGACTTTCTTAAATTACCTGGTTGTACATCATAATGTGTACCATCGTCTTGTTCCCATCCTTGCATCTTTTTGTTACTGAAAGGATTGGTGCTTATTCTGTGAGCTTTACTACTTACTGGTACTATTGACTTATA